GTCGAAGAGGGGGCAGCTGCGGGGGTGGAAGGGGTGTCCAGGGCAGCTGCTGGGGTTGTCGCTGCGGCTGGGGTGGCAAGGTCAGTCATTGAAATCCTCCAGGGTGAGAGCTTCGGTTTGCATGCGGATGTAGGCCTTGGGGTCAGCCGTCTGGATCTCGGCCAGCAGCATCAGCCCGACCTTCCGCATGCCGGAGAGGTTGGACATCACGAGAGCGTTCTGGGCGAAGCAGTCGTGGTAAAGGCCGGTCATCGCGAGGATGCGGTTGAGCAGGCGACGACCACTGTCCGTGGCCAGCACGGCACGAACGTCACCCAGTTCCACCACACGCTGTGACTTCACACGCTCGGTGCGCTTGACGACATGCTCGGAGTTCCCGGCATCGTAGGGGATCTTCTTCTCATCAGCCATGTCAGTCCTCCACCACGCCAAGCTCGTAGGGGGTGTCGTCGCTGCGGAAGTGAACGTGCTTGTTCGGGCAGTCAGGGATGGTGCAGGCTGTGGACTTTAGCTGAGCCAGCTCCTTGGCCTGCTGTCGGATGATCAACCGCTGCACTGCCTGCTCCTGCCGAAGGTCACCGACAGCCGTGGTCAGTTCATGGATGCTCTTGTTCAGTTCTTTCAAGGTGGTGCTCAGCCCGACGATCCATGAACGAATTGCGAAGCCCAATGCGAGCACCACGAGTGAGACACATGAAAGGATGAAGATCGTGATGATCTGGTTATCGAGGGTGCCTGGTGCGCTCACTGGGGTGCTCCTTGCTGTGGTTGGGTCTGGCCTGCGCCAGGGATTCGGCTCATCAACTGGGAGAGCGCATTGTTGTCGCCGAGAGGCGCGTTGCCGAGCTTCTGTGCGGTGTCAGCCATGCTGTTGGCGGACTGGAGAGCCTGCTGCTGGGCCTGCTGCTTGAGTTGCTGCTGGCGATGCTGGAGCACGACCTGCTCGTCGACCAGGAGGTCAGCAGGCGTGCCGTTCATCTCGCTGTAGCGACGAAGCAGCTTGTCCCCGTCGATGTTGTCGAGCACGCCAGGGAAGGCCTGCGCCAAGGAGCCAGCGAAGGTCATGGTCCGCTCGATGCTCGCCACGCCCACAGCCTTCATGGCCTGGGCCATGATGCTGATGTATTCAAAGCTCAGCTGCGCACCCATCAACTCAGGAGGAGGCTGGGGCAGCGGAGGCGTGCCGTTGATCATCCCGGTCCAGTAGGGAATGCTGCGGCGGGTCATAATGTCGATGGTCCGCTCCAGCAGAACGTCCAGCAGCTCGTCGTTGAGGCGCAGGTAGACGGGTCCGAGAGCCAGGAGCTTCTCCTCCTGCTTGGCTGCGATCTCGGTAGCGGTGACGTTGCTCCGCTCGTCGTTCGCGATCATCAGGAACAGATCTTTGTAGAAGGTCGCGTCGATGCGTCCGTGTATCTCCTGGATGTCTGCGCTGAGATACTGCAGGCCCTGTAGGTTTGTCTGATACATCGGGACCACGCCAGTCTGGCCAGCCGTCACATCGGTCCAGGTGATGCCGCCTGGCAGGTTGGTCACGGCTCCGGTGTTGCGCATGGAGGCCGGAGCCTGTAGAGGCGGGTTCACATACTTCTCGATGATCTGGATCTTGCGCTTCTGCTCCAGCTGCAGAGCCATCACATCCCCGAGAGCTTCCATGCCGGGGCTGATGCCGTAGGTGTCCTCGCCCAGAACCTGCCACCGAGGGGTGATGACAGGGAAGGTGTTGAACCCGGAGATGCGCAGATACTTGTCCTGGTCAGCACCCTGCTCCCACCAGTAGCTGCGGTAGAGCTTGTGCTTCGCTTCCAGCCCAGTGGGGTGCGGATCATCGTTGGGCACGATGGCGTGGTAAACCGTGTAGTTGAAGTCGACGTTGTTGTTCCGGTAAGCGTTCTGCACCAGCAGGCTGCAGTTCTCCAGGCCGAACGTCTCCACGATCTGGTGGACGGTCATCTGCGTCTCACGAACCGTGGTGTCTACCGTGAGCCTGCCACTGAGCCCGAGCGTGTAGCTGCCGATGGGCCAGCTGTAGCAGCGGATCATGGTCTCGTCGTCTTCCATCACCTCGAACGCAGAGGTGCCGTAGCAGCCAAGGTCGTTGTAGGTGGTTGGGAGCGTGGTGTAGAGGTTCGACTTCAGGAAGGTCTCAGCGATGCGCTCACGCACCTGGCCCAGGTAGACCTGGACGTTGTGCTTGTCGTTCAGCTCAGGGTCCAGAGCACGCAGCTCGAACCAGGGCCGAGCAGGGTTCGTGACACCAGACATCAGGCCAGCAGACAGCGTGCGAAGCGAGAGCGTGGCTGTGCTGTCGTTGATCTTGGTGTTGCGAAGGCTGGCTCTGTTCTTCTGCGTCACGAAGAACCGGCTGCTGCGAGGCAGGATGTAGTCGTTCAGGTCCATCCAGTGCTTGATGTAGTAGCTGCGCTCGTCCTTCATCTGGCTGTAGCGACGAAGCAGCTTGCCCCTGGTGGAGCTGGGATCGACGGGGGAGAGAACGCCTTGGTCCATGGCTACTGGCCCAACAGCGTCTTGGGTGCGGTGGATGCAGGCTGCATGGCCGGAGTGCCAGAGGTGAGGATCGTGGACTGCCTACCGGCCTGCTGAGCCTGGCGCAGCCGTTCGTTGTTCAGAGCGGCCACGACCGTGGGATCGCTGGGAGTAGCGGCCGGAGGCAGCGGCTGGCTGGATGTGGCACCACCACTTGGGAAGCACATGCTCACCTCCGGCTTTCAGAAAAGGGATCGTAGTCGGGGAGCACAGTCGTCGCACTGTGGATGGCACCCGCCGCATCGCCGAACTTGGGCTTGGGTGAGACGGGAGCTGCGAACGTGAGAGCGCACGCGTCGAACGCGTCAGGGCTGCGTCCGATCTCGTCGCGAACCTCGTCCTTCTCGCATAGCCTGAACTTGTCACCCTGGTAGGTGTAGGTCATGGCCAGCATCTCTTCGCGCAGCATGGTGTCATTGGGCAGACAACCACCAGCGTTGACCCACTGCATGAACAGGAAGGCCATCTCGGATCGCTTGTTGAAGTAGCGAGTGTCGTCTGCGCGGCCTGAGAAGTAGATCTCGCTGCAGCTGAAGTGCATGTGTCGCAGTGCATCGACCACACCAGCACCGTAGCCACCAGTCGCGTCCACGAGCGTGCCGTCAGCGTCGAAGTCCTTGATCTCCTGAGCGACCAGGCGAGCCACGAGCATGGAGTCAGGCACATGCACGCGGTTGAGGGGCAGCATCGCCACACCCTGACGCTTCGCGATGCAGCTGTCGTCAGCACCCTGGCGGGCAACGTCCACACCAATCACCTTGGCCATGAACTGGTAGCTGCCCTTGGCAGGCTCACGACCCATGGCCGCGTCGACATCACCCTCGTTGAACAGAGCGTTGACATCTGCGGACGGGAACTGGCCCAGCACGCGGACCTTCACGAAGTCGCTGTCTATGCCACGGTCGTCGACCCAGGCCTGCAGCTGTGCCTTGTTGGTCATCTTGGCTGTGCGGCTGTCGATCTGGCGACAGATCCAGCGGTGCTTGAACCGACCGAAGCACTCACGGAACCGACCACGGGCACGCGTGGGGTTACCGAAGCAGGCCCAGATGATCTCGGTGCCTTCGTCAGTGAGCGCACCCTCAGCCACTTCCCAGATGCTGTCAGCGATGGCTGAAGCCTCATCGAAGAGCAGCAGCACACGCAGTCCCTTGTTGTGCAGTCCTGCGAAGGCCTCTGAGTTCTTCTCAGACCAGGGGATCATGTCGATGCGCCAGGTGCGCTCGTGGCCAGGCTGCACGCTGAACAGGCTGGTGGCTTCGAGCCTGAACCAGTGCTTGCAGATCAGCAGTCGATACCACTTGGACAACTCTGCCCAGGTCTTGGTCTTCAGCTGGCTCTCAGTGTTCGCAGTGACGATGCCCTTGGTGTCAGCCTTCGTGGAGATGGCCCACAGTATGATCCAGCTCACCAGCGCAGACTTGCCGATGCCGTGGCCTGATGCAGTCGCGATCTGCACAGCCTGCTGCAGCGTGGTGATGCCATCACGGAGATCAGTGAGCACATCACGCTGCCAGGTGTCAGGCCCGTCGAAGTCAGTCAGCTCTCCCTTGCCCCACGGGAACGCAGTCATGACGAACAGCAGCGGATCCTTGCCGCATGCAGCCATCGCTTTAATGAGCCTTGTCTCCAGCTCCTCTGGGGTGAGGGGCTGGGTCATCACAGCTGCCAGAGCATTCCGGTAGCGATGCAGGACATGATCGCGGCAGCACTGGCTGCACCGCTGAACTTGATGTCGCACTTGGCTTCGACGATGGGGAACTGCTCGAACTCGATCAGGTTGGTGCCTGACTGCGAGGTCAGCTGGCCGAGGAGGTGCTGGTGCATCGGGCCACCGCTCACCACGTTCTGAGCCCAGCGTGCGGAGCCATACTTCACCGTGGTCGTGATGTCGTCGAAGCTGGGGATGCAGCTCATCAGCACGAAACGGTAGCCAGCAGGCACGGAGAAGGAGCCAGGCGTGCTGACGTTGTCACCCGCGAACATGTAGTCGAAGGTCTTCGCGGCAGTGACGGGAACGCCAGCCGTGTAGGTGTTCGTGCTGTCGTTCGCCGTGATGTTGCCAGCATTGGCCAGGCCAGTGCCAGCAGTGACGACCTCCATGCCGTTGATGCGGATCGCAGTCTGCGGGGTGGCGTTCGCGATGCCGTCGACCTGGGTGGGCACGGTCACAGCGGTCTGCCCATTCATCGTGTAGAGCGCAGTGTGCGCGTTCCAGTTCGCGTCGAGGAACTGCACCAGCACGGTCTGCGCACCAGTGCCAGCACCAGCGTCATTCGTGCTGTCGCTGATCACAGCCAGCGTGTAGGCCACGGTGGGGAAGGTCTTGGCCACGTTCATACCCCACAGATCAGACTGGGCACTCAGCGTGGCGTTCTTACCGTAGATCTGCTTGGGCAGCAGCGCACCGTGGTAGGTGCTGATGTTGGTCAGAGGATTCGCACTCATGTTGCCCTGGTAGATGCTGGGAGGAGTAGCACTGCCCAACTGCGCACCAGGCACCAGCTGCATGGATTCGAGACCTTTGACGAGAGCAAATCCGATAGGCATGGGCCTACTCCTTGTTGGCTGCGCGAATCGCCTGCTCAGCTTCGAGGAGCCGCGCAGCGAGATCAGAGTTGACGTTCACATCCGCCTTGATGTGGGCGGGGATGCACCGACCCAGGACACTGAAGAACAGAGCTGGGTTCTTCTTCCCAACCTTCACCATGTAGGCCTGACCACCCAGCTCTTCGAGAGCCCCTAGGATCTGGTCGCGGACTTCCTTGTTCACTTTGTTCGGCACACCAGCAGGCCGACCATTCGGATTGCGGCTCTTGCGTTTCTCAGTGCTCGCAGCTGCATCCTTCGACACCTTCGCCACGCTCTTAGCGGGAGGAAGTTGTTTTCTTGGAGCTGCAGGCATGAACACCCTCGACGCGACATTCGCTGTCTAAAGTGTGAGCCGCGAAACTCTGCAGCTACATTGTTGTGGCCTCGCCTCAGCTGCGAACAGCACGCAAACTTGCACCCACAAAGGGCCAGAACAAATCCGACTCAGCTGCCGCCTCAGCTGAACGGGACGGGTGAGTCGGACGCGGAGCCTTTAATCACAAGGGCTCACGGGATTTTGACTCACCTGACTCAGCTACTTTTCTAACCTTATAAGAAGAAGAAAGAGAGATCATTTTGTAGTGCTAATACGCATACAGCAGAGTTTGGGAAATTTTGGACTCAGCTGAGTCGAGACTCTATACCTCTAAGCCTGTTAACACTTAGGTATTGCTTTCATCTCACCCTTTACACGGTTCTCGTTCCGGTGCCTACTGCGCCCCTCGCAACTGAGGAGGGCATTTTTGAGAGAGCACCGAACCGCACACCGCAGAACCAGATACTTGGTTACCGTCCGCTACCTGAACGATGACCAGCGCATCGAGCACCTATGGGGTGCCAAAGACCTGGCCGAATACCTTGGCTATTCCACCTCTCACTGCTTGCGTGAGCTGCGCAAGAGCGGAGCCACTCAGTGGGAGCTATTCACTACGCTGCCCAATGACTGGCGCAAGTCAGTGGTCATCGTGAAGCGGGTGACCGGTGAGTGAGGAGCTAGCACTAAAGAAGCTCACCAGCTCTGGGCTTGGGCACATCCCGCTGCCCCTCCTCCACATGGAGGTATATTCAGCCCCCCAGACTGCTGCCGTGGCACCAGGCTTCCATACACTGCCCAGCCTCGTCATCAACTACATGGACCCCCGCAGTCCACACCTCGCTGCTCAACCACTGCGCCACCGGCCCAAGATGCCACCCTTCAAGCGGTATCGCTACCTCGTGGATCCTCCCCCCGACAACAAGGGCAAGGTGAAGCGTTACATGCAGCCAGCTGGCCAAGGTGTCTGCGCATACTTCCCCCCGCTCATAGACTGGAACCCCATTCTTGATGACCCAGCGCAGCGCATCTTCATCACTGAAGGCGAGCTGAAAGCTGCGAAGGCCACCTCCATGGGTTTCCACACCATCGGCCTGGGTGGTGTGTCCAATCTAGGCTCTGCCCTCTCCGACTGCGAGTTCCTGCCCGAGCTGGAAGACATAAACTGGGCCATGCGCTACGTATACATCTGCTTCGACAACGATGGTGTGGTGAAGCCCGAGGTGAACGCTGCCATCAACCGACTACACAAGCGGCTGCAGAACCTTGGCGCGGTGTGCCGCTACATCGAGCTGCCTGGTGTCCAGGGGGTGAAGGTGGGGCTCGACGACTACTTCCTGACCCACAGTGCTGCCGACTTCGAGAAGCTGGTCGGTGAGGCTCTCCCTCTCGGCTACTGCGAGAAGCTGTGGGATCTCAGTTCCAAGTTTGGCCTGATCCAGACACCTGATTGCGTGGTGGACTTCGCCACTGGTGAACTGATCGCATCAGCCACCTTCTTGAAGTTCCGAGGTAACCATATGGTGCGCAGCCTGACTCGTGAGGCTGACGGGTCACACTCCCAGAAGGAGGTGCCACTGGCTTCCCGTTGGATGACCTGGCCCCTTCGCCCCTCCTTCACGCGCCTCACCTACGCACCTGGCCAGCAGCAGTTCCTGGACGGTGGCTGCTACAACACCTGGTTGCCGTCAGGCGTCGAGCCCAAGAAGGGGGATGTGAAGCTGTTCAAGGAGCTGCTCGCCTTCACGTTCGGGAAAACAGATGAGGGTAAGAGGGCCAGGGATTGGTTCCTGCAGTGGGCCGCGTATCCCATCCAGAATCCTGGCGCGAAGCTCTACACGTGCGTGCTCATGTGGTCCACGCTGCAGGGCTCCGGCAAGACACTGCTCGGCTACCAACTCGGTAAGATCTACGGGGAAAAGAACTACACCGAGATTGGGCAGCGTCATCTGCACAGTGAGTTCAACAACTGGGCCGCGAACAAGCAGTTCATCGTGGGCGACGAGATCACCGGCAGCGACAAGCGTGAGGTAGCCGACGAGCTGAAGAGCCTCATCACTGGCTCAACCGTCCGCATCAACGAGAAGAACCTGAACCAGTATGTCCTGCCGAACACCATCAACCTATACCTGACCTCCAACAGGCCCGTGGCCCTCTATCTCGATACCAATGACCGGCGTGCGTTCGTGTGGGAGGTAGCCGAGAAGGCACCACAAGAGTTCTTCGACGCATACGACACCTGGTATCACACCGACGAGGCCACTGCAGCTGTGCATGACTACCTTCTCAAGGTTGATCTGACCGGCTTCAACCCACGCGCCAAGGCCCTGGAGACACGCGCCAAGGTTGAGATGATTGAGACCGGGCGCAGCGCACATGAGGCGTGGATCCACCGCTTGAAGGAAGACCCCGCCAGTGTTCTGCGCACGGGTAATGTGGCCCGCAATGGGGATCTCTTCACCAGCCAGGAGCTGCTCAACATCTTCCTGGGTAGCCCAGATGGCATGGGCGCAAACATCAAGGCGCAGTCATTCGGGGCAGCTCTGAAAGCAGCTGGGTTCTTCAAGTTTGAGGAGCAGATCTGGTATGAGAACAGCTCCCGTAAGGATCGTTTCTACATCGTCCGCAACGACGAGAAGTGGCGCAAAGCCACGAAGGCACAGATTCGGAAGCATGTGGACGACCGCTCCAAGTAACTGCAGAACTGCACAGATAAAGTTCTAACTTTTCTCAACACGCTGCAGCTATCCGGCTGTAGTCTTGCGCCCTCGAAGGAGGCATTCATGTTTTACGAAGTCACTGCGCTGCTAATCGGAGTCGGTCTCGGAGCCGTGGGCTTCGGCCTGCTCCGTAGCAAGGAATCCATTCTGATCGACCGCCGCATCCACGACCTGGAGCAGAACTTCTTCACCCACAACCACACGATGCAGAGCTTCCACGAGGAGCTGCTCGCTGTGCGTGGCTGGGTGGAGCAGACCGGCAAGCGCATCGTCTCACTGCCCGTGCGCCAGGCTCCTACCACCGACACTCTGCCGTCCGAGGTCGAGGCCAAGATCGTCCCCTTCAACCACGTTTAGTTCTACAACCGGGGCACCGTCCCCATCTCAACGAGGAAGCAATGACCGAAGCCAAGAAAGCCAAAACCCCCAGCAAGCCCAAGACCAGCAAGACCCCCACGGACGCTCTGGAGAAGCGCATCGCTGCCCGCAAGGCTGGTGCCGAAGCCAAGCCCGTCATCGTCACCACTGTGACCACCGAACCCAAGCAGGAAGAACTGCCCTTCGTGCCCACCGTTCCGGTGGCTGCTGCCCCCGCTCCTGCTAAGCCCGAGAAGGTGAAGCGCACCCCCAAGCCCAAGGCCGAGAAGCCTGCGCAGGCGCTGGACCTCAGTGCCCTGGTCGAGAAGATCTCCGCAAAGGCCACCGCAGCTGCCGAGAAGAAGCACTCCGCTGAGATCAAGAAGCTGGAGAAGGCCCATAGCCTCGCCCTGAAGGGTTTGCGCATGGTCCACCAGGGCTTCGTTCGTAAGTCCCAGAACGATACCAAGGACGCGATCAAAGCCGCTGCTGCCGTCGAGGGTAAGAAAGCCTACGACCAAGGCTTCAAGGAAGGCACGAAGTCTGCCCACCGCAGCATCACCGCTGCTCTGAAGGTGAAGTGATGCAGGCCCACATCGTCGTCTCCGCGCAGTCCACCAGGTTCGCGGGCAGCGAGGCCGAAGCTCGCCAGCTCCGCATGGCCATGGTCGAGAAGACCGGCATCAAGAAGTCCCAGATCACCATCGAGGGCATCGAGATCCCCACCAACAAGCCCGACCTCCTGGCCTTCCTCAACAGTCGCGAGACTGCGCACGAGAAGGTGTGACCATGCCCAGCCGCATCCCCACCAGCAAAGAGTTCCAGGAGCGATTCTGGAGCAAAGTCAAAAAGGCTGACGGGGATGCGTGCTGGGAGTGGCAAGCCAGCCTCTCAGTGCGTGGTGGCTATGGCCAGCTCACTGCTGGGAGAGGCAATCTACTCAAGGCCCACCGTGTAGTTTACGAGGTGACCAAGGGGGCACCGGCACCTGGTTTACTCATATGCCACACATGCAACAACCCACGCTGCTGTAATCCAGATCATCTCTACGCAGGCACTGTTGCTGATAACTGGCGAGACGCCAAGCGTGCTGGCGCGGCCCACAAGTTTGCTGTGCTCCACGGGGAAGCATGCCCCGCATCGAAGCTCACCGAGGTAGAAGCCTTGCGCGTGTTGAGCAGTGAAGAGCGTGGTGCTGATCTGGCAAGGGAACTTGGTGTGACCCCGTCCGCAATCTCAAGAATACGAAAGGGAAAGTCATGGCTCATGATCCAGTAAACCATCCCAAACATTACTGCCAAGGCCCCATCGAATGCTTGGAGGCCATTGAGAGCATGCTCGGTGAGGACTTCGAGGCCTACCTCCGTGGTGCCATCGTCAAGTATGTGTGGCGCAGCCTGCTCAAGAACGGCCACGAGGACTACCTCAAGGCGCAGTTCTACCTCAAGAAGCTCATCGAGATCTCAGCTCCTCCGGCCAACGTGCTGAACCCCGTGCTGGCTGAGAAGCTCAAGGACTTCTCACCCCAGCCCTGGGTGGCTTCTCCAGAACAGCACCGCGCACTATGAGCTGCCCCTTCGCTGCCCTGGGCCTTGAGCCCTCAGCGACTACCGACCTGGTGCGTGCTGCGTATCGCCAACTGGCCCGCAGCACGCACCCGGATGGCGGTGGCGATCCAGATGCTTTCGCCCAGCTTCACGAGGTCTACCTCGAAGCCATGAACATCGCTGAGAACCGGCCCTGCCCCACCTGTAA